GGGACCTCGGTCCCGGGATCAAAGTCCTCCCCGAGGGTCGGGGAGGCGACGGCAGCGGGGCTGCGGTCCAACAAAAACCTCGGGGAGGTTAAAGTGCCTGATATTGTGTTCGATTCCATGGAAGCTGTGCCCGATGGGCTCAAAGAAGCGGCCAAGGAAGGAGAAGGCCAAAACGCCGGCAAGTTCGTCGTGAACGTGGTCCCAAAGGCGAAGCTCGATGAGTTTCGGGACAACAACACGAAGATCAGCCAAGAACGCGATGGTCTCAAGACGAAGCTCGATGCCTTGACGCCGATTGTCGGCGACGACCTCGATGGCTTCCGCAATGAGATCGATCGACTGAAGCAAGTCGATCAGCAGGTCAAGGACGGCAAGCTCAAGGGCAGTGACAACATCGAAGCCGAAGTCGCACGCCGCGTCGCGTCGATGAAAGAAGGCTACGAACAACGCCTGCTCGCAGCTGAACAAGCACGTGTCGCCGCAGAGAAAAATGCCGGCGAATACGACCAAAGATACCGGCGTTCGGTCATCGATCGTGTGATCACCGACGCCGTGCTCGATCCCAAGTCCGGCGCCGAAGCTCGTGCGCTCACGGACATCATCAATCGAGCGTCGCAGGTTTTCAAAGTCAAGGATGACGGCAGTGTCGTCCCCTTGCAAGGCGAGGCCATCATCTACGGCGCCGATGGCGCCACACCGATGACCCCGCTTGAGTGGCTGGGCAAGCTCAAGGAAGAAGCTCCGTACTTCTTCAAGGCTTCCAACGGTGGCGGTGCCAACGGCGGCGGCAACAGCGGCGGCAACGGTAAGACGCTGCCGAACGGCATGACGATGGAGCAGTTTCAAAAGCTGTCTCCTGAGAAACGCCTCGCGCTCGCCCACCAATACAACCTCAGCTAAGCCGGCGGCGTCGGTCCCGAGGTTAGAGAGTTTAGCCGCATCGGCGGGCGCAGTGTGTCCGCCGATGTAAGGCAAAAATACCTCGGTCAGCTGGGCCAGCCGAGGACAGTAAATCTGGCCCGACAACGTAAGTCCAACTGACCTCTGGGAGACCAACACAATGGCCCTGACTCTTATGGAAGCCTCCAAGCTGAACGACGGCAACGTCAAGCGGGCGGCTATCATCGAGATGTTCGCGCGCAACACCGACCTGCTGCGCGTGCTTCCGTTCGAAGACATTCCGGGTGGCTCGCTCGCCTACAACCAAGAAGGCAAGCTGCCGGGCGTCGCTTTCCGTGGCTACAACGAAGCCTACGCGGAATCGACGGGCATCATCAACCCGCAGGTTGAAGTCCTCCGCATCGCCGGTGGCGACCTCGACGTCGACAAGGCGTTGATCAAGACCCGTGGCGAAGGCGTGCGCTCGGCGCATGAAGCCATGAAGGTGAAGGCTCTGTCCCTCCACCTCGCCGCGAAGATGGTCAACGGCGACTCCGAAGCCAACCCGCGCGAGTTCGACGGTCTGCGTAAGCGCATCGTCGGCGCCCAGCTGTTCGGCCCCACGGCCGCGCAGAACGTTGACGGCCCGCTGTCGCTCGAAGTCCTCGACGCCGCGATCGACGCCGTCGACAACCCCACGCACCTCCTGATGTCGAAGGCCATGCGCCGGAAGCTGCAAACTGCGGCGCGCGCAGGCGTGGGCGGCGACATCACCGTGGACGTTGACGAGTTCGGCTTCCGCGTGACTCGCTACAACGACCTGCCGATCCTCATCGCCGACTACGATGACACCGGCGCCCGCATCATCGACTTCAACGAAGCCGGTCCTTCGGGCGACAGCACCACGGAAACGTCGCTGTACGTGCTCTCGATCGGCGACGGCAAGATCGTGGGCCTGCAAAACGGCATCATGGAAGTCGAAGACCTCGGCGAACTCGACGCGAAGCCGGTCTTCCGGACGCGCATCGAGTGGCTGATTGGCCTCGCGGCCATGCACGGCCGCGCTGCCGCGCGCATCTGGGGCATCACCAACGCGGCCGTCACCGCCTAATGGATAGGGAGGGGGCAACCCCTCCCGTTCCTACGGCCCGTCCTCCAACACCTCTGAAGGAAATCCCCAAATGTCTGTGAAGCCTTCTGTCAACCGCTTCGAAGTCGACGGCGAACATGTTCTCCGTGCGGCCGGCCTTGCGGCTGCCACCACCGACGTGCGTTCCAACGCGTTCGCTCTCGACAAGCTCTCGGCGTACTGGAACGACGCCGACGATCGCGCGGTCCCGCATCAATTCGCGGTCGTGGTTGAAGTCGAATCGATTTCGAACGACCCCGAAACCTATGACTTCGAAATCGCTGTGGGCAACGACCCCGACGGCGCCGACGTCGTCCTGGAAACCCGCCGCCTGAGTGCTGAAGGCCGCGCGGTGTTTGTTGTTTCTCGCGAAGCCATCAAGGCCGCGCAGAACGACGCCACGCACCTCACGGTGAACATGAACGGCACCGCCAACGGCGGCTCGCTGTCGTGTGCGTGGAACGCCTACGTGGCTCCGCTCGTCGGCAACTAAGACCGACAGCACGAACCCTTCTGGGGCGGCTTAGGCCGCCCCAGACTCCTTGAATCCGCCCAAGCAGAGCAGAGACCATGCAAGCCTCCAATCGAATGATCGTTGACGCAGAGCTTGTCTTTCATGCTGACGGGCAAGACCCGGTCTCCGGCAGCCTGAACACCGACGCCATCGCCGCTGATAAGCTCACGGCGTACTGGGACGAAGGCCGAGCCGAACGCCACCAATTCGCGGTCGTGATCGACATCGAGGAAATCGTAGCCGACGACGGCCAGACCTACGAATTCAATCTCCAAGCCGGCGACTCTGCGGCTTTCACCAACCCGCAAGTGCTTCAGACCAAGGCCGCTGACGGCGACACCGATCGTCTGGTGTTCGGCGTCGCCCGCGAAGCCATTGACGCCGACGTCACTCATTTCCGCGTGGCCCTGGTGGCCGGCGAAGGCAACATCACGCCGGCTCTGGTGACATTCTCCGACGCCGCACATGTCGGCCTCGAAATCACGGTTCACGACGGCAACGACAGCGAAACCTACACTTTCGACGACGGCGAAGACGGGACACTTGATCCCGGCGCCGACGAAGAAGCATCGGCAGCGGAACTGGCCGACGCCATCAACAATTCATCGACCATCGACTGCACAGCTACTGTCGATGGCGCAGTGGTGACCATCACCACCAACTTCCTCGAAGCGGGCGATCCCCTCGGCGATGCTGCCGTGACCTCTGAGAACGACGACGATCCGGCTACGGCCGTCATCGAGACGTTTTCGCAAGAGGGCTCAAGCATTGCCTTCCACGCGTATGCGACCCCGTTCGCGGGGTAAGCACCCCTGAGGAAAGATGTCTAAGCACCGTAAAGTCAAAGTCTGGTCGCCGTCTGGCGAGCTGAAAGAAGTCGCGCCGCTCAACGCCAACGACCTCGTCACCCACCTCGGCTACTCCCGCACTCCGCCGATCGCCGCCGCACCGACACCGGCGCCAGAGGTCGCAGCATCCGCAGGCGCCGACGACAACGAAGTCACTCCTGATCCCGATGGCAACGAAGACGAGCGTCAAGCTTGGCTCGATAACATCGGCGGCGAAGGCCAAGACGCCGGCAACAACGAAGACGAAGACGAGGAATAACCCTCGTCTCGTCTCTGACTTCACGAGGACTCGATGCCCTTCCACGCTGATTTCCGCAACGCCATTTGCGACGTCATCGCCAACGTTGACGACCTCGCGAAGCTGACCCCGTACTGTGCGCTTTTCGACGGAGACCCCAGCGACGCCGGAACCGAAGTCACAGATGACATCGACAGCACCGGCCGCAAGCTCATCTCTTTCGACACGCCGTCGAACGGCGTGATGTCGAACGATGCCGACGTAGACTTTGGTCTCGCGGAAAACCCCGCCGACGTAACTCATTTCGCGATCTACGACGCCGACACCGCCGGCAACCTCATCGCCTATGCGGCTTTGACCGGCGGCTCCGAAGCCATTGTCGCAGGAAATGCAGTGCGGTTTAACACCGGAGACCTGACGGTCACTGTTTCGTAATCTACGATTCTCGCGCACCTAAGCCGCCCCATCGAGGGCGGCTTCTGTGTATCAGGTCCGTCAGTCGCCTTGACACCGAGCGTAAGTTCTGCTTACATAGGGACCGTGAGACAACGAGCGGACGCGATCACACACCTGTAATCTCAAATGGGTCGTCCAGCCGCTGCCAGGGTCTCACGCCTTTCGGAGGCGTCCCGGTGTTGGTGACAGTTTTCGACCCAGACGGTCAGATGTTCGAAGTCACACCCGACCGCCTCGATGATCTCATTGTCGAGCGGGGCTGGACGTTTGAGCATCCTTCGAAATCTCCAGAGACTGTTCTCGGAGTCCCATACGTAACGGCCGCACGCGAGCGGCAGGCCCAACAACAACAAGAATAACAAGGGCGGTTCAATGGCTGACGATCAGGACCTCATCGCCATCTCCAGGGAAGACCTGGAAGATGCGTGTCGCCGTGCCGCCGAACAAGCTGTAGAGACTGCGCTACCTCGCGCTCTGCTGGCTTTGGGGATCGACACCCGCCATCCCGTCGAAGTCCAAAAAGACCAAGCGTATCTCCGCGATCTCCGCACGGGTTCACGCGCGTCGCGCATCGCCGTCATGGGCGCCGTGATTACGTCCGGCGTAACGGCGCTTGGCACTCTCCTGTGGCTTGGTATGAACGCTGTATTCGGCGGCACCACGCCAGCGGGATGAAGCTAAGCCGCGATCTTCTCCAACTTGCGAATCTACCCTGGCGGCGGGCCGATGGCCTGACCGCCTTTTTTGTGCCTGGGAGGTCCCGATGGAGCCAACTACCCAACCCCAGACGAAGGCCGAACGGCGCCGCGAGCGTCGTCGTATGAGGGCTGAAAAACAGCAGCGGACGTTTCCGCAGCTCAAGCCCAAGACCAGAAAACAGGCACATCTTATTTCCGCCCTGAGCGAAATCGATCAGGTGTTCGCCATAGGGGCGGCGGGCTCCGGCAAGACCTACATCACCGCGCGCCTGGGACTTCGAGCCGTCATCGCCGGAGAATTCGATAGGGTAGTGGTCTGTAGACCGACCGTGGCCGCCGATCGTCACCGGCAGGGTTTTCTCCCGGGCAACCTCCAAGCCAAGCTACAACCGTGGTTGGCACCGATTCTCGACGGCTTCGCCGCAGAGGCCAGCGGCGCCACAATCGAGAAGCTACGTCAGGACGGCAAGATCGAGTTCCTGAGTTTCGAGCACATGCGAGGGCGTTCGATCCCGCGTTCCTGTATCATCCTCGACGAGGCCCAGAACTGCACCCTCGGCGACCTGAAGATGTTCCTGACGCGGGTAGGCGAGGACTCTCAGGTCGTGGTCTGTGGCGACCCCTCGCAATCAGACATCCACGACAGCGGCTTGGTCCACGTCCTCAAAATGATCGAGGAATTCGACATCGAAGCCGAAGTCGTGGAGTTCGGACCCGAAGACGTGGTGCGTTCGGCCGTGGCCGCTGAGTGGGTCGCGGCCTTTGCCCGGAGCCGTTAGGGGGATTGACATCGGGCCCGTAGCCGCCAGCGTCATTGACTTTCGGCGTGATTTTAGTTAACTTCAGGCTTCGGCTTCGGCCGCTCGCTGCCCCGAGGTCGGGACAGCCGGCGGGGCTCCGGCCCCGCCATTCACTTCATCCCCAGCTGGAGGGCGCCCCATGGCCTTGGTCGTGGAAGACGGCACCGTTGTCGAAGACGCGAACGCATACGCGGACGTCGCCTACGCGGACGCGTATCTGGCGGCGAACATCCACGTCTTCGCCCAGTGGGATGCTCTAGCCCAAGAGCAGAAGGAATTCCTGCTGGTCTGGGCGACACGCGAACTCGACGCCCAGGCCACGTGGCGCGGCTCCAAGACCGACGAAGAGTCGCCGCTGCGCTGGCCGCGAACCGGCGTCTACGACGTCGACGGCGTACCCATTGGCGTCAATGAAATTCCTACGGCGCTGAAGAACGCCGTCTGTGAACTCGCACGCTTTCTCATGGTCCGCGATCGAACGCAGGAGAGCGGACGCGAAGGCATCAAGGTCATCCAAGCGGACGTCGTGCGTTTGGAGTTCGATGAATACTACCGCGCTCCTGTGATCCCGCCGCTGATCGGAGCCCTCATTCGCGGTCTCGGCATCGTCGCCGGGGGCACGGGGTTCAAGCCCATCAAGCGGACGTAACATGTTCCGCGATCTCATCCGCGACCTCGTGAGCAACGCCTTCGTCACCCTAGACGACTTGGCGCCAACGGCGACTTACGTCGCGGTCTCCGACCCACAATACAATCCCGAGACCGGCGCCGTAATCGAAACCACGGCCTCGCATCCGGTGCCGGCGGTGTTCTCGCGTTTCGGCATCAACGAACTCGACGACGAGATCATCGTCGTCACTGATATGAAGGTGTTGATTCCAGCGAAGGACTTACCGGCGAACCCCAACGAAAACGATCGCATCACCGGAACCGTCAACGGCCAGACAAAGACCTTCAACGTTCAACGTATCCTCGGCGTCCCAGGCGAGAGCCTGCACATCCTCCATGTCCGCGAAGTCTAATGAGCATCATCCGAAATCGCGCGGCCTTCAGCCAACACATTCGGAACTTTCTTCCCGAGAAGAAGAAGGAATTCACGGAGCGCATCGAGAACATTGCCTTCTTCATCCACGAGCGCATGCTCGCGCGCACGCCCGTACATACTGGCGAGACCGTCGCGAATTATCAATGGACTGTAGATCAGCCATTCATCGGCACCATCGAGCCCATCGAATCTCCGTCTGATCCCGGACACACGAACACACTGCCACTTGGCGTCGAACCTCGGCGCCGCGCCAACGAGGCCATGGCCAACGCTAGTTTCTACGAGATCGATTGGTCGAAGACTTTCGGTCGAGTCGTGTATTTGACGAACAACGCCGATCAATGGGGTGGCCTCGAAGCCGGACAGCTGCCCGAGGCCCCTCTCCGCCAACGCAGCCCCATGGGCATGCTCGGCGTCACCCTTTCCGAGGTCCAAACCCGGATGCAATCTAGGGCGCTCTAATGTCGCTCCAGACTCAACGCGCCTTTATAGAAACGCGCATCCGAGACTTCATGGCCGAGAACTATCCTCTGGTGCCGGTCGCGTATTTCAACGCGGCGTTTGAGCAACCAGATGGCCCGTTTGTCGCCGTTTACATCATGGACGGTGATGGCTTCCGCGCTAATCTCGGTCGCCGGTACATCGTCCGACATCCCGGGGTCCTGCAAATTGATGTCCACCAGCCGGAGAACACCGGCAGCGTGTTCATCAACGACATTTGCGACGCCCTGAAACCCTTGTTTCAGGAGAAGAGCTTTCAACTCAGCGACGGGGCCAAGCTCGTGTTCCGAGCCTTCGCGGCTCCGCCGGCACCACAGTCTCGTGGATTTGCGCGGACGATGCTCCGATGCAACTATTATCGCGACGAACTCAGCGACACGCTGATCCCGACACTGAAGGCAATCTACTGGGGCGTCAGCGAAGGCGCGGTGGATCAAGCAGCGGTGCTGGCGGGATCGAGCGAACAGTCCGAAACTTTCGTCAAGACCGTGGTCTACAACTGCACCGGCGGCCGGTATCCGTGGTTTGCAATCCCGGCGTCGTTCGGTGTGCCGGCTTCAGTGATGATTGGGTCGTTGTCGTTCTCCGACTTCTCGGTGGCACCGATCGTCATCAACGGCGAGAACTACAACGTTCTCCGCTTCAATCTCATTCAACACGGGGCCGCAATCCCCGTCATGTGGGCGTAAATGACTGCCATACCTGGCACCAACGTCGCCTCGCCACTCGCACCCTTCGACACCGCTGACGAGTACCCAACTCACAAGGCGGAGTACGGACTCGGCGGCTGGCGCGAGGTCGACACCATCGCAGACCGCGATGCCATCCCGGAGATGAGACGCTCCGTGGGCATGGTCGTGTACGTGCGCGAGGCCGAGAAGCAGTACCAGCTCAAGAGCGAAGACGAGTGGGAAGAACTCGCGACCGGAGGCGGCGGCGGGGCCTCTGACGCCGAAGACGTTGCCTACGACGGCGGGGGTTTCACCAACGTCAAAGAAGCGCTCGACAGTATCTTCTACGTGCCGCCGCAAATCACTAGCTTCACCAACAATCGCGGCACCGTGGAGATCGGAAGCGAGATCGCCGACGTGACGTTGAGCTGGAGTTACAACAAAGACGAGGTCTCGCAGTCTCTGAATCAAGGCATCGGCGCCGTCGATGTCGGTGTCCGCAGCATCCTCGTCGATGGACCGTTCACCGCCGATCGCTCGTGGACTCTGACGATGTCAGACGGCCAGACGCAACGACAAGCCAGCACCGGCATCGCCTTCCGCCGGCGCCGCTACTGGGGCGTGTCGGCTCTGACGGAATTGAACAACGCCCAGATACTCGCTCTTGGTGGCAGCGAGTTCGCGACGAACTTCAACAAGACCATCACCTACAACGCCAGCGGCGGCCGGTATCCGTACTACGCGTATCCTTCGTCGTTCGGGATACCGGCTTCGGTGACTGTCGGTGGTCTCTCGTTCTCCGATTTCTCGGTCACGGTCGTAAGTCTAACTAACGCCAGCGGCCACACAGAAAACTACAACGTGCTTCGCTTCAACAACATTCAGACGGGCGCGGCAATCACCGTGGTGTGGGCATAATGGCTGCGCTCTCGGGTACAAACGTCGCCGCTAAAGTAGTCCCTTTCACCGACGAGGACTCTTATCCAACGCACGACGCCCTCTACGGCAAAGGCGGTTGGCGAGAAGTCGCGACGATCTCCGCGCGTGACAACATTCCCTCAGGGCGACTGAGCCTCGGCATGGTTGTCTTCGTACAAGAAGACATGACGCCGTATCAACTGCGTCAGCTGAGTCCCATCGCGTGGTTGCCTCTTGAACAATCATCGCACGAAGGCGGCATCAACTGGCGGGGCACGTGGTCGGCGCTGTCGACGTATCAAGAAGACGACGCCGTCTACAACAACGGCAACGCGTACATCGCCTTGCAAGAGTCAACTGGCGACGTTCCAGAAAGCAGCGGAGCCTATTGGTCTATTCTCGCGGCCAAAGGCACGCAGGGACCGGCCGGCGATCCCGGCATGGTCTTTCAAGGCGAATGGCAAGAAGACATTGAGTACATCGAAACCGATGTCGTCGAACTGAACGGGAGTTCGTATTTCTGCAACTTCCAGAACGTCGGCAACAGTCCCGAGGTCCCCGACTCTCCGTACTGGATGTTGGTCGTTAGAAAGGGCGACAAGGGAGACAAAGGCGATAAGGGAGATCAAGGAGACAAAGGCGACACCGGAAACACCGGCTCGCAAGGACCCCAAGGCCCACAGGGACCGCAAGGTCCTCAAGGTGCGCAAGGTCCCCAAGGCCCAGAGGGCCCGCAAGGTGATGACGGTCCTCCGGGACCCGGCATCGAGTGGAAAGGCGCTTGGCAGACAAGCACCTCCTACCTCGAAGGCGACGGCGTCAGTTATCAAGGCAGCTCCTACGTCGCGTTGCGTGACAACCAAGGCAACACTCCGTCTTCGAGTCCCAGCGACTGGGATTTGTTTGCTCAACGTGGAGCCGATGGCGATCAGGGACCACAAGGTCCCCAAGGTCTTCAGGGACTCCCCGGCGCCCAGGGACAGCCTGGACTTCCAGGCGAGGGCCTAACGCCTGTCGGAGAATGGGATGCGGAGACAACGTATGAAGTCGGCGAAGCGGTCTCGCACGACGGTGCATCGTATGCTGCGATTGTAGAGAATACCGGGGTCGAACCACCGGAGTCGGCGACATGGATGCTCATATCCGAGCGCGGCGAACAAGGACTGCAAGGCCCTCAGGGTGCGCAAGGACCACAAGGCCCTCAGGGACCGAAGGGTGATCAAGGCGATCAAGGTGAAGAGGGTCCCGCCGGCCCTCCGGGCATCGGAGTGTGGCGCGGGTCCTGGGACAATTCCAGCGAATACGCGGTCGACGATCTCGTAGAGTACGCGGGCTCTGCTTGGATTGCGCTGTTTCCTCGGACCTCGGACGACCCGCCACCGGCGACGAGTGATCCCGGCTGGGACCTCGTGGCCTCGGTCGGAGAGCAAGGTCCGCAAGGACCTCAGGGACCGCAAGGCCCCCAAGGTGCCACAGGAGCTGAAGGTCCTCAGGGGCCGGAAGGCGAGCAGGGCCCCGAAGGACCTCAGGGAGAACAAGGCCCGCAGGGACTGCAAGGACCTAAAGGTGCGCAGTGGCGAGGTGTCTGGGATTCCGGCGTCGCCTACAACACCGACGACATCGTGAGCTTCAGCGACGACACCTACATCGCCATCGACGACAGCACCAATCAGAACCCAGCAGTGTCTTCGTCCTTCTGGGAAATCTTCATCCCGGCGCCGGAAGGTGGCGGCGGTGGTGGCGGAGAAGCGGACTGGGCCGGAACCATGGCCCGCATTTCAATCGGCTTTTAATCATGCTCCTGACGACAACTGATCACTCAATCTACGCAGCGATCTCGGATGCTCCGAACAGCACCCAACCTCGTTTTCAATGCGATTACGTAGACATCGGCGACGGTGTTTTCGTGCCGGGTGTCCAGTTCGGACAACTGAACGGGACCACGCGTGTTGAAATCATCGGGCCTCCGGGCTCTGGTACGATTCAACGACAAACGAAGTCGATCAACATCTTCAATGCGGACTCCGAAGACATTGAAGTCACGGTTTACTTCCGAGATGACGAAGACGATTACCAGCTGTATCGCTGCATTCTGACTCCCGGCAAGACTCTGTTCTGGGCTCCAGACGTCGGGTGGGTTCCGGGAGGCATCCCCGGACCCCAAGGAGATCAAGGCCCCACGGGACCTCAAGGCGATGGAGTGAAGTGGCGGGGTACGTGGAACAACGCCACTGCGTATGCAATCAACGATGCCGTTTATTACAACGGCAGCGCCTATATCTCACTGTCCGCAAACACAAACCAAATTCCGGCATCGCAGCCGACGCATTGGTCTCTCATGGCGTCGAAGGGCGACACCGGAGCCCAGGGTCCGCAGGGCGAAACAGGTTCGCAAGGTGCTCAGGGTGAGCAAGGAGAACAAGGTGAGCAGGGCCCACAAGGCGAGACCGGCGAACGGGGCCTCACATGGCGAAACACGTGGGATAGCGAAACAACGTATGAGGAAAACGACGGCGTCGCTTACAACGGCAGTTCTTATATCTCGATCGCTGACGACAACAGCGGCAACGATCCAGAATCATCTCCGTTGTTTTGGGAACTGCTGGCGAAAGCCGGGACTGACGGCGTCGATGGCGTAGATGGCGAAGACGGCCTTGGTGTCCCTCCTGGCGGGACCACTGGACAAGTTTTGGCTAAACTCAGCAGCGACGACAACGACACCGCATGGGTAGATTCTTTCGGCGGAGGTGCCAATGTCAATCTAGTCCCTAACGGCCATTGCTGGGTCTACCAGCGTAGACGACTAACGGGCAGCGGGGTCGGCGGCGCCGTCCAAGGTGCTGACTTCTGGAGACTGATTGCCAGCGGCGGGACCGTCGCCAACATGGTCTACAGCGTTGAAGCTCAATCCATAACCGGAGCACCCGACTTCTATCAGGAGTATAAGCACGGCCACTCGACGGCGAGAAAGATCGGACTGATCTGCCATCTACCCAGCTGGCGCGCAATGTATCTTCGGGGGAAGAAGGCAACGCTGTCGTTCCGGATACTAGCCAATCAGAGCCGGGACATCCGAGCGGCCATTGTCCAATACACACACGCAGAGCAGAACGGGTACAGCGGTGGGAACGCATTTACCCCAGTCAATGATTGGAACAGCTCTGTTTTCACTCTAGGGAATTTCTTCAGGAGTGGCGTTGACGGCCTGGATGATGAACCTGTCGTCACTGGCGCCGTTCCATTGGTCGCGAATACTTGGTCCGATAGGATCACTCTGACTACGCCAGTAGAGTGTGAAACCGATCTCACGAACATCGCCGTCATGTTCTGGACCGACACTGCGGTTGCTGAAAACGATTACATTCGACTCGCCGAGGTAAAACTCGAAGCCGGAGACGAAGCCACACGCTACCAGCCTCCACATTTCCCCGTCGATCTTGAAGAAGCGAAAATGCTCTATCAAAAGAGCTTCAGCTATCGGACCCAACCAGCTCAGAACATTGGCGTTAATAAAGGAGAGTCTGTGTGGCCCTCTCCTGCCGGAGCCAGTGTTGCTACGTGTTCTCCTCTTATCACGTTTGATAGAGAGATGGCGGGAGTACCGAATGTGATCACATTGTATTCTCCTAACTCCACCGAAGCTGCGGTGAGAAATCTTACCGACAACACAACTGCGGCTTCGTCGGCGGTGGCGGGTGCAACGCAGAGGGGTTTCTACATCACGTACACGACGCCGGTTGGCACCGTCGCAGGTGAGAGGTTTGGGGTCCACTGGGAGGCTGAGGTCCCCCTGTCATCGGTGAACTCCGATGGCTATCGCTTGCCATAAGATGTAAGGCAAACTTACGATGTCACTCGAAACCCAACGCAAGCTCATCGAAACCCGCCTTCGCGACTACATGGTCGCGAACCATCCGACTATTCCCGTCGCCTACGGGAACGCTCCGTTCTCGCAGCCTGACGGCGTCTTCGTCGCCGTCGAGATCAAAGAAGCGGGAGCCGTCAGGGCGAACCTCGGTCCCAACTACACCGTGCGCCTGGACGGCAACGTCGAGATCACCGTCTACCAGCCGGAGAACACCGGCATCTCCGCCGCCAACACCATAGCCGCAGGCCTTGGCCGCCACTTCCAAGAGCGGGATCACCTACTCGAAGACGGCGCCCGGCTGACGTTCCGAGCCGCAAGCTACCCCCCGGCCGGCGATCGCCGAGGCTTCACCGGCGTCGTCGTCAAGCTTCCGTATTTCCGGGATGAGAAACACGCCCCAGAGGCGTAAAACCCGCTAACCCGAGCCGTTAGCTATATTGACACCAGCGGTGTTTACGATATTTTGGCTAACGCCATATCCCTGCATTTCGGGGCCGGGAGCCCCTTGCCTGTCGTCTTCTAGGAGGCCCCAGTGAGCTTTGCCGACTCAAACCGCGTAAGTCTCCGTTACATCGTCGAGAACCCTGCGGCCTGGGGCCAGACCCCGGCCTCCGGGGTCGTCCGCGAACTCCGCCTGACTTCTTCGAGCCTCGCGGCCTCGAAGGAAACCGTTACCTCTGACGAACTCCGGGCCGACCGCATGGTGTCCTCGGTCGTCGAGGTTTCGGCGACGTCAGGCGGCGACGTGAACTTCGAGTATTCGGCCGGCAGCCAAGACGACTTCATCCAACAATTCGTGCTCGGCCAATGGTCGCGGCCGATGGGCTTCGACCAGTGGAAGGGCGCGACCCTCAGCTGGGTTGACAGCAACACCATCCGCATCTCCGGCGCCGACTACAGCACGTACTTCACGGTCGGCCGCCGCATCAAGACCGAAGGCTTCGCCAACCCGAACAACAACGGCTACTTCGAAGTGTCGGCTGTGGCGTTCGCGGGCGGCAACACCAACATCGACATCACTGGTGCTGCTGGCACTCCGGTCGCTGAAGCCGGCACGGCTGCGGCGCGTCTGTTCGACGCGAACGATGTCATCGTTCTGAACAATGCCACGGTCGAGGCCACGGCCTCGACCAACAGCTTCGATGGCACCGGCGTCTTTACGTCGGCGATCGCCGCCGGCCAGCTTAAGGCCGGTCAGAAAATCCACGTCAATGGTCTGGGCTACGCCACTGGCGAAATCCTGTTCGACGAAGTCGCGACCACGGTCTCGATCGAAGTCGACGACGGCGTCAACGATCCCATCACCTACACGTTCGGCGGCGGAGCCGGCGAACTGACCCCAGGCGCCGATGCCGATGACTCTGCTGAGGCCCTGGCTGCGGCCATCCTCGCCGACGTCGTCGCCGGTAACTTGAACCTCAAGGTCTCTGTGGCCACGGACACGGTGACGCTCGTGAACATGAACGACGTCAATGGTTCGATCACTGAGATCGCTGATGACGACGACAACACCACGATCACCGACTTCACGGGTGCGTCTCCGACCGCGCGTGGCTTCTTCACCGTGGCCTCGGCCAACAACGACTCAGTCGTAGTCGTCGAAGAAATCGCCGCCGACGCCGCCGCCGGTCTTCCGGTCACGGTGAAGGGCTCGATGCTCCGCAACCCCGGCGACGTCGCCGCCATCCAAGCGCAGTCGACCTCGATTGCGACTTCGTTCAACGACGTCGACAAGCACCTGATCCAAGACGGCCTCCGCGTGGGTTCCTGGAAGATGGACGTGTCTTCGGGCGCGGTCGTCACCGGCAGCTTCACGTTCCAAGGCCGGGAGACCCGCCGTTCCCTGACCGACGACGCTTTCCTCGTGGGCGGCAGCTACGTGAACCTCCAGGCCCCGGCCACCGAGGTCATGAACGCGACGACCAACGTCGGTTCGCTGACGAAGAACGGAGTCGAACTCGCGACGGCTCTGCAATCGATTGCGCTGGAAGGCGACGCCAGCCTTCGCAATCAAATGGCCGTGGGCTCGAAGTTCCCGCGCGGCATCGGCACCGGCCGCTTCCAGCTGACGGGTACGTTGACGGCGTATTTCGAGAACTTCGCGATGTACGAGGCCTTCATCGACCACGACACCGTGTCGATTGGCTGGTCGTTCACCGACCTCGACGGCAACACGTATTTCTACACGCTTCCGGCGATCAAGATCACGTCGGACCCCGTGGCCCCGGGCGGCATCGACCAGGACATCATGGAGACCATGGAGTTCTCGGCGTTCCGAGATCAAGCCACCGCCTGCATGATCCAGATCGATCGCTTCTCCCCGACCGCCTTTGTCTAAGGCCGTAATTCGGCCTTACGGGTGTTAATTTCCGCTTGACATGGGTCCGGGGAGGCGTTAGGCTGACTAACTCGGCATCCCCGGCTGCGGGTTTTTCCTCCGTTTCACCCACAGGTATGCGCGCTTCCTGCCGCGAATACGGGGACTGGTCCGGGCCAGTCCCCTCAATCACTCCCTCTGGAGCCTCATGTCAAAGAAACTGCGTGCTCGCTTCGCCTCTGACGAAGCGAAAGAAGAAGAAGGCGTATGGGCTGACTTCGGCGACGGCATTCGCGTCAAAATCCGACGCTTCAAATCCCGCCTTGTCCAAGAGACCCAACGCAAACTCCACAAGCCCTTCGCCGACGTCGTGCGCCGGGGTCCGCTTCCCGACCACATTGCCGAAGACCTGATGCTGAAGCTCATGGCCCAGGCGGTGATCGCCGACTGGGAAATTCCCGGCGACGAAGAAGACGATCCCCCGGTGCCGAACACCGTCGAGGCCAAACTCCAACTCCTCAAGGAACTGCCTGAGTTTCGCGACGAAATCCTCAGCATCTCATTCGAGCGTGACGCCTACAAAGTCGCCCTCGACGAGGAAGCGGAAAAAAACTCCTAGACTTCCTGAAGTGGACTCTGAAACCAGCGGCGCAACACAGTAGCTGGCTTCAGAAGCTTCGGGAAGAGAAGGGCATCGAGTCGAAGACACTCGACGACATGCCCGAGATATTTCCAGATTGCGCATGGGCATGGCAGGCATATGAGTTCTGCCATCGCTCTCGATCCAGCGGCGCCAATGGTCCGCTCCCGATCCCGCCATCTGAAATAGAATCATATTGTCGTCTACGCGGCATCCGCGACGACGACGACATCGATTTCCTCCTTCGCGTCATACCAGTTCTCGACAACTGGTGGCTCAAAGACTTCTACGAAAAGCAAGAAGTCGAGCGGCGGAAGTTAGAGGCGAAATCTCGCAACAAGTCCGCCGCTACGAATTCGAGAGGTAGCAGGCGGCGATAGGTCCGCCCGTGGACGACAAGCTCCGCCTTGGTATAGATTCTTCGCAGGCCAAACAAGGCGCTGCGGAGTTCGACGCCGCCATTCGCCGCGTCGAAGGCGCGATGTCTCGCCTTGAGCGGACTTCAGAACAGGCTCTGCGGCGTATCAACGCCGTCGCCGGACGCGGGGGTTTCGCCCGTGTGGCCCGCGATCTCGCAGCCATTACCGCTGTCCGCGTCAACCCCGGCAACGTTCGAAACCTTGAACGCCTAGGGGCGGTGCTCAACAACTTCCGTGGGCCCAACCCCGCAGCCGTTCGCAGGACTGCGGACTTGTTCATGGTCCTGGCGGGAATGAACCGTCTCGGCGCCGGCGCCAACTTCACGGCCATGGCCCGGACGCTTTCGGCGTTTCGTGGGCCCAACGCCACCCAAGTCAAGAACCTGTCGGCGATGTCGGCGGCTCTGGCGAGTCTCCGGCCACCGAGCCCCGCAGTCGCTCGGCGCATCGCCGATCTCTTTGTCGTGCTGTCTAGTTTCGGCCGCACGAACGCCGTTGGCGGATTGACGGCGATCTCCACGGTGCTCGCGGGTATGCGAGGTCCGTCGCCGGCCGCTGTACGCAATCTCCAGGCATTCGCTGCCGGCCTCCAGGCCATGCAGCCGCCGGCGCAAGCCGCCCGCATCATCGCCGTCCTCAACGCGATGTCTCGCGCCGCCGCGAATCTCCGCAGCGTCCGCTTTCCCAATCTCAACGCCGGCTTTGCCGGCCTCCACACCGGAGCCGTGCGGGCGACCGGGGCCCTGCGTGGTCTCGAAAACCAATTCAACGCCAGCTATCAGGCGGGCACGCTTTTCCGCAGCATCCTCGTTGCCCTGACAATCGGCAACTTCACTCGGTCGCTGATGGACGCCAACGCCAGCGTCGTCAGCTTCCGTGCGACCATGGGTGCGTTCGTCGACGACGCCGCCGAAGTCGAAGACATGCTGGGCTTCATCAGGGAAGCGTCGAACCGCATGGGTTCTGACGTCATGGTGGCCCGTCAGGAATTCCCGAGACTCGCAGGCGCGATGATGCTGAGCGGCCGAAGCGCCGACGAAGCCCGCCGCGTCTTCGAAGTGTGGTCGGGGTCGATGCGGGTGTTGAACCTGAGTTCGATGCAACAGCGCAACACGTGGTTGGCCCTGACACAGATGTTCTCGAAGGGCAAGGTCTCCGCCGAAGAACTCAGGCGTCAGCTGGAACAAATCCCCGGCGCCTTCAACTTGATGCAGAACGCCATCCGGCGTCGCACCGGCGACGAGAGTTTCGACCTCAACGACGCACTTGAGCGCGGTGAAGTCGTGTCGGAAGCCGCGTTGCTGCTGACCGAAGAAATGGCGCGTCTTTACGAGCACCAAGTAGCCGAGGCCATGAAGAAGTCCACGGCTCAGATGCAAATCTTCAAGAACGCGTTCAACGACTTCCTGGTTCTCGTCGCCGAGTCCGGAGCCGACGCGGGATTGGCCGACGCCTTCCGCGCCGTAGGTGCGGCGATGAATTCTTCCAACTTCGAAGACTTCGGTCGGCGCCTTGGTCAGAGTCTAGGCAACGCCTTCCGGGTTATCGGCGATGGCTTGGTTTGGGCCGTGAACAACGCCGATACCTTGATCGACGTCTTCAAAGTGATTTTGGGTCTGTCGATCGCGCAGACGCTTCTCGGCATCGCCAACGGCGCCAGAACGGCAGGTGTCCAGTTCGCGTTTGCCGCCACACAAGCTCGCGGCTTCGCCGTGGCCGCCGCCACGACCCTGGTCTCCGGACTGGCCGGGGCCGGTCGCGCCGCCGTAACCTTCTCTAACATCTTTCTCACCGCTCTCATGACCATCCCCGGCGCCATGAGCCGCGTCGTCGGCACCGTCGCCGCGATGCCGGGTATGCTCTCTCGCGTCGGGCCGGCAGTCACCACCAGCCTCGGCCGCATCGGTCCCGCCGCCGCGTCTGCCGCCGCCAATCTCGGCCCGCTGGTCGCAAGAGCACTACCGCGTATGATCAACTTCCTGCGCTTGATTCCGGGTCTCGGCACCATCGCCACGCTCGCGGGCATCGGCATCGAAGGCGCCCGCGCCGCCGGCATCTTTGACGACTTCGCGAACAAGGGCTTGTCGTTTGGCGACATCTTCACCGGCGTCATGGGAGAACTCGGAGAGAACCTAGGCAAGTTCGGCAACGTCCTTGGTCGTGTTTTCGCGCAAGGCTGGGACCGCATCTCAAAGTTCCTGAGCTTCCTGTGGAACGGCTTCAAGTCGGTGATGAACTTCATCGTCAACGTCACCATCGCCGCCGTCGACGTCGTCATTGAGTCGTTCATGCAGGCCGGCAGGTCGATCGGCGGCTTCTTCTCGAAGATGTCCGGAGCCGTAGGAGCCGCCGCGACTGGAGATTGGCAACGGGCCGGCGAACTAGCGGGTGACGCCTTCACGACGTCAATGGAAGAGCGGCTGGTCAACGGCCGCCGCCTTGCCGACCGCATCGCCAGCACCATGAACACCGATCGCTTCGCCCAAGCAGGGGAGGCGTTTGGCAACGTCCTACGCGATCTCTCTGAAGCCAGCGGCTTTCAAGAATTCCTCCGGCAGTCGGCAGCCCGCGCCGAAGCCTCCAGGGACGCACGACGCGCTCGTGAGAGCACTGGTGGTCAGGAAGAAAGCCAGGGCTTCGTCACCGAAGCCATCGACCCCAGCACCATCAATCCCTTGGGTCTCGCCGAAAACGATCGAGAGTCAAAGCGACTTCAACGCGAGACCGAGCAACGCCTCAAGTGGCTGGGGACGATGTTCCCCGCCATCGAAGTCACAGAGGCTCTACGCGAGGCCACGGAGAAACTAGCCGAAGCCCACCGAGAAATCGCGGCGGCGGGACTACAACGAGAACAAGTCTTTGCCCGGGTTCGCGAACACCTCCGCAACGAACTCAACCTCCTGAATCCCACGCAGAAGGCCATCTATGATTTGACGCTGGCGCGTGAGCGCTACGCCGCTGCCGTCGAAGCCGGCCTTGTCTCCGAAGCCGAAGCCCAACGACTGAACGAGCGCGCCCTTCAGCGCGCGAACAGCGAACTCGGCCTCTACAGCGAACGCGAACAAGCGCTCGTCGACTTCCGCAATCGCCTCGAAGAACTCAACGATGCTCGTGGCACCGAACTCGACATCGAGGGTCGTATCGACACCGCCATCCGCGAGACCAACATGGCCTACGCGGAGCGCATCGGCGCCGTGATGACGACAGCGCAGGCTCTCTACGAATACGAACAGCAGCTGCGGAACATCGCCCAGGCGATGGAAAGCGTCGAAGGCTTCTCGGCTTCTGACGCCGGAGTCCTTCAAGGCCGTGCTGGCCGCACCGCCGCTGAGTCTCTCGTCGGTGCCAGCGATGAAGGATTCGAACAACGCCTTGCCGGGCTTCAGAACCTACGCGATCAGGGTTCGATCACGGCGCAGCAATATCGCAATTTCATGGCCGAGATGACGGCGTCGACGCTGGAATTCCAAGTCGCCGCAGGCAACGGGACCTACATCGATCAATTCCTCGCGGGCCTTACCCGTATGACCGAAGGCGCCCGCAACGCCCAAGCGACCCTTGGCAACCTCATGACCGAGGCCGCCGAACAACTATCGCAGGGTCTCGGCGACTCTTTGGCTCGCGCCATCGTCTATGCTGAAGACCTACAGTCGGCTCTCTACAACGTCGTCAACCAAGCACTGACGAGCCTGATCTCTGGCCTGATCCAGATGGGCATTCAGATGCTGATCAATGCCATGATCGGCCAGAGCGCCCAAGCGGCGGCAACGGCCGCGAGCGCGGCGGCGGGCGCGACCACGGCGTCGGCGTGGGCGCCGGCGGCGGCGATGGTCAGCTTGGCGTCGTTTGGGGCCAACTCGGCTCCGGCAATGACCGGGATTGCGACGACGGTCGGTATGGCCCAAGCCCTGGCCATGGCCGGTGGCGGTATGAAAGACGGTGGCATCGTCACCGGCCCCGGGACAGGCACCAGCGACTCCGTGCCCCGGGCTCTCTCGCAAGGGGAGTTCGTGGTTAACGCCCAATCGGCGGCGGCGAACATGGGCCT